CCCTACACCAACTCCTACACCAACTCCTACACCAACTCCCACACCAACTCCTACACCAACTCCTACACCAGCAGATATACAATCTTTAATAGCAAAAACAACCTATGCTGCAAATAAAAATGCTGTTACTAAAAATGCAAATACTACGCTTGCCAAAATAAAAGATTTTAACAAGTATTTAAAACCTGGCTCACAACTAACTGCAGAACATATAATAGGTCTTGTAACTGGAGACAAAGACATAAAAAGTTATGATAGTTATTTAAAGCCATCAGAAGTTGATAATTTTCATAGTTACATAACATCCTTAAGGGGAGATTGGCAAAAGTTACAAAAATCTGGTGTAACAAGTTTTAACTATAATAATGGAAATCCAAATTTTAGTTTTGATGCAAACTCATGGAAAAAGAGCGATGCTGCTAAAACAGCAAGACAAAATGTTATAAAGAATTTATCTTCAGAACTTCAAAATGCAATAACTCAGTTAAGTCGTATATCAGAATATCAAAAAGACAAACAAGATTATATTGATTCAAAGAATGATGTAACGAAAGCAATTAGTGATGAATTTGGAAATTTGGCTGATTCTAATGGTTATCAATATTCCACTCGTACATTTAAAGAATTACAAAACCTTGCAAAAAACGGAGACGCCAATGTAACTGCAGATAGTTTAGCATATATAAAAAAGTTTGATGATATCAAAAATGCTAAACAGCGCAATATGATTACTAAATTGATAAATTCAAATAATGCTAGAAGAATAATGACAAATTCTGAAACTGGTCATCCAATTTGGTGGTGGAAGTGGTTATACAATGATACTAATGACATGCTAAATATTGTAGATGCTGGAGAAAGTTATAAAAAACTTACAGAATTATCACATTATGCATCTGGTGGATTAGTTATTCCTAAAGCATATGACGATGGTGGTAAAGTTGTTGGTCCAGGAAGTAAAACAAGTGATAGTATATTTGCCAAGTTATCTAATGGAGAATTTGTCATTAAAGCCAGCGCTGTTGACAAAATTGGTGTAAATTTCCTAAATAAATTAAACAATATTGGTGGTTTTTCAGATGGTGGAAATATAAAAATAATTGGAAAGAAATCCGAAAAAAATAAAAAAGATAGTAAAGGCAAAACAAATAATGGAACCAAAACAGTTGGTGTTGAACAAACCATTTCTGTACCAGAAGCCAGTGGTTCTGAAGGTGCCAGCGAAGCAGTTTACCATGGACAAGAAATGGGTAGAACTAGAATAGTTGAAAATGGTGGTAAGGGTGGAAAAGGTGGAGCACGAAGTGGTTTTGGCGGTGGAGGCGGTGGTGCTTCTGGAATGATTGGCGGTTTCATGGAAATCATGCATCAAATTTTTGCTGATGGTGGTCTTGTCATTCCAAAGGGATATGCTTATGGTGGCGGTATTTATGGAACCGATACAGTACCTGCTATGCTTACCCCAGGAGAATTTGTAATAAAGAAATCAGCAGTAGATTCTATTGGAATAGATAAACTTAATGCTATTAACTCTGGTGCATCAACCTCTGATTCAGTGTATAATTATAGTATCAATGTTAATGTTTCATCTGGTGCAGATGCGAATGATATTGCAAGGGCAGTTATGACACAGATTAGACAAACAGAATCACAAAGAATTAGGAGCAATACTTACTAATGACAACATCAGCATATCTTTCAGGCAGAAAGAAATATAGTAGACCACAAGCAATGATGTGGGCTGACAGTGCTCCTACCATTGCTGCTAGTTCAATTTATGCAGGTATTTCAACAACAGCAAATATAACCAGTGGACAAAACACCATGACTATTTCTACTGGTAATGCTGCATTGCTTAAAGTTGGATATGCGATTACACAAAGTTCTGGTACAGGTGCTTTTGGTTTAACCACACCAATTATTACCGCTATCAATACAGGAACTGGTCAGATTACACTTTCTGTAAATCATGCCACATCTGGAACAATGACCTTCTATGCAGGTCTTCCAATCTACCTTCCATCTGGTGAAGAAATTGGTGCCAGTGCAAGTGGAGACAATTTTCTTATTCTTTCTGACCACAATAGAAAAGAACTAAGTTTTAAGAATACTCGTATTGAAAAACGTGAACGCATGATTAATGGTCGTATGAGAGCATACCACATTGCTGATAAGATTTCTTTAAGTGTTTCTTGGGATATGTTACCTTCACGTTCTTTTAGCACTGACCCATTATTTAATAGTTCTGGCACATCAACATATTCTCAGCAGTCACCATTTTTAACAGATACAGCATATACAGTTGATGGTGGTGCTGGTGGAGTAGATATTTTAAATTGGTATGAAACTCATAAGGACCCATTTTATGTTTATTTGCAATATGATAGATATGATAATTTTGCTACAGTTGCTGGTGTAGAATCAACAGCAGAATATGACAGAGTTAAAGAATACAATGAAGTAATTCAAATGTATGTTTCTGATTTTAGTTATAGTGTTCAAAAACGAGGCGGAAGTAATTACGACTTTTGGAATATTTCCTGTAGCCTGGATGAGGTTTAAATGTACAATAATCCTACATTAAAAACATATTTAGAACAAAATTCAACAATTAAATCACAATCAATTGTGCTTGCTGAATGGAATATGAATTATGCAGAAAATATTACTAGAGTTGGTAATTATAGAAATAGACCACAAGAAACATTGTCTGGTTTTACAGCAACACTAACTGCTGGACAAACAACAATTACAGTATCTAATACTTCTACATTTGTAGTAGGACAATTATTAACAAAAACATCTGGTATCGGAAATTTTGGAACTAATCCAATTATTATTTCTGTAGATTCTTCTACACAAATAACCGTATCAGTTCAACATCAAACTAGCGGTTCTATCACTTTTTCAACATCTGGAATTCCTTATGCATATATAAATACAGAAAGTTCATCTACAAATAATCCAGGATGGTATGGCTATACTGATTCTAGTATTGTATCCTTTGGTGGCACATATAATACTGGCGGAACACCGTATACATTTGTAAATAAAAATGAAAAAGAACAAATGCTTTATTCGTTGATTGATTGTGTAGGAAAATTTAGACCACGTTCTGGAATAAATAAATTAAGATATTTAAATGATTATTATACTCACAATTCAAATTCTTTAATGGCAAAAAGACCAAGATTTTATATTTCATCTAAAAATGATAAGTTTAAATATTGGACATCTTATAGACAAGAATCTTCTAATGGTATTGCAGTTAATAGAGGAATTGGTCAAACATTAAAAACAGGAACGGAATACTACCTTGACGATGCTGCACCATTTGTAAGATATACAACTGCTGTACCAGCAAATAGACTTATTGTAAAAATGCAAACAATGGTTGGTGAGGTCAACAATGGAACATATAGGGATAGATTTGGAACAACAGGTCAAGACCCATTTTATGAAGACCCAGGCATTACAAGTAATACTAGTTTAGTTAATCAACGTACCCCACTTTCATGGAGAATTGAATATTTAGATAGTTCAGACAATTGGCAGACAGCAAAATCATTTACAGATTCGACTAGAGTTATAAATGCAGATGGATATGTAGAACTTGCATATGGTTTGCACATTAATGGAACCCCAATTGTCAACGACTCAACATATGGAAGCATATTTACATATTTTGGAGAACTTGCATCATCCGCAATGCTTCCATTGTCAGCAACTGCTGGTGATGGATATTTAGTTCCAGCAATAGGTTCAACTGGAACTTTATATATTTGGAATAATGGTATTTGGAATAGTTTTACTCCAACATACAATTGGTTTTTAAACACAGAAACACTTTTGACCAATACCCCAAGGATAACAGATATGACATCTCCATCATCATATACAGTTAGTTCATCTACATATTATAGAGAGTTCCAGTACATTAAAGGAATTAGAGTTGTTGTAGATACAGTAAATAAAAAAGATACAACTTTTGACCTAATTGAAATGTCACCTAGACTAGTTGTAGATTTAACAGATAAAACAATGGATTATAGTGTTAAAAAAGTAGCATCAGATATTGGAAATACTGGAATTCCTGTTGGACAACTACTTGCATCTACTGGAACATTAAATATTTTTGATTATGACGAAGCATTCAATTATCAAAATACTAATAGCATTATTTATAATACAATATCTCAAAATATTCAAATAAAATTTTATGAATCAATTATTGATGCAAATGGTGTAGACTATCACGTTCCACTTAAAACAATGTATACAGAAGGCTTCCCACAAATAAATAGCGAAGATAGAAAAGTTGCTTTAACATTAAGAGACCTATATTTTTATTTTGAAACAACTATGGCACCACAATTATTGCTAAAGAATATTTCACTTAGTGCAGCAGTATCTATATTGTTAGACTCAATTGGTTTTACAAATTACTATTTCAAAAGGGTAGATAGTGAAAAAGAGGATATTATTCCTTATTTCTTTATTCCACCAGACACAAATATAGCCCAGGTATTAAATGACCTAGCAGATTCCACACAAACAGCAATGTTCTTTGATGAGTCAAATAATCTTATTTGTATGAGCAAGGACTACATGATGCCAAAAACTACTGAGCGTTCTGTTGACATTACTTTATATGGTTCTACTGATAGTGCTCAAAATGGACCATTGAAAAATAGTGCTACATCATCAACACTTAGTAATATTATGGGAATCAGTTCTGAAAGTAATATGGTTTATAATGGTGGAAAGATATCCTATACAACTAGATATATTCAAAAATCTTATGGAACTTTGCGTGAGGCTGCACTCATTAACCGTGACCAGGTTTGGAAATATAAGCCAGTTTTACTTTGGGAAGTTTCTGGTACCGAATCATTACGTTCTATAAATGATGAGGTGACAAATCAATCTAGTTATTCTTTAAGTGCGGTAACATTAAATTCAGACCTTATAGGTAGTGCCCCAACAGTAAATAGCAGCAATACAATAATTAATAATACTATAGATTTTGGACCATCGGTTTATTGGATTAGCAGATATAAAGGATATTTCTATGCTAATGGTGAAATTATAAAATATGACGCAGTTGAACATAGCGTTAGTGGTATTGGCAATGTTTGGATAACAAGTGTTCAAGACTATCAATATTATTTTTCTAAACTTCCTTTTGGTGGAAAAATGTTTCCTACAGGAAATGTAAGAATTTATTGCGAACCATATTATGAAAGCGATGGTGTTACTCCAACTATTGGTGCTGTGCTTAAACATGGTCGTGGACAATTTGGAACAAAGATTGTCAAACATACTGCTGGATTTGGAAGTGATAGTCGTTGGACTAATTCGGCAAATATTTATAATTGTAAAATGGAAGACCAATATATATTTGGAAATCCATATCAAAAAACAGACTACATAGTACATCCAAGTACATCATATGCTCTTGGTGCCACAACAATAGTATTGTCAGAAAATACTACAGGCTTACAAGCAGGGTATTACATTGCTGGAAATAATATTGCATCTGGTACAAAAATTAAAACAGTCACACATTCTAGCAAAACAATAGAACTGGATAAAGCAATAACTGGAGGTATAGTAACAACCACAGTTTTGACAGTATCAACTGATAGCCTAAAGGGAACTGAGGCTGGTAGTGCAGGAGTTTTGGATAGTAAATATAATGCATCAGTCAGTGGTATGATTAAAGACTTTTTAAATGAATCATATTATACAGAAACAGACTATGCAAAAAATATAAAAGAAACATCTAATTCTGGAAGTATTCAGGCATCTGCATTAGTTTTGACAGGATACCAAGGCTTTGCTGACCCATTAGGAAGCATTTCATATATTGCTACGGATGCTTTAGATACAGTTGTTAATAATCAATCAATCACTTATGACCATTTTGGAACAAGAATGAGAATTATTGGAAAGATAGAGAATGCAGATATTTCTAGCAATTCTACAACACAATTACCATTGGGAGCAATGTATTTAAGTTCTGTTGACCCACAACAGCCAGACCAGAGTAAATATCTTGCTGGTGCTGGTGGTGGTTTGGCTATTAGAGTAGATACAACTACAAATGTTAATAATGGATATTACTTTGAAATATCTGCATTATCTCAAAATAGTGTTAATACAAACAGCACAGTTGTACAAAATCCAGTACAAAATGTATTTTTCTATAAACTATTAAAAGAAAAAACTTCAAGCAAGGCAATTCCAGTTTTGCTTTGGTCAGGACAAGCACCAATCATCGTTGATGATGGAGACTTTGTTGGAATGTCTAGACTTAGTGCAGAAAAAAATCCAACGGTATTTGACCTAGCAGTTGAACAAGAAATTGTCTCAGATACAGAGCACAAATTTTATCTTTATATTAACAATGTATTTATGGGCACAGCCATAGATACATCTCCAATTCAAATGAATGATAAAAACAATAAAATGGCTTTGTTTGTTCGTGGTACATCAAAGGTAATGTTTGAACATATTTATGCATTGGCTAATAATCCAGAATATATTAATACACAAAAGAAAAAGAATGCCCCATTAAGAACCATTCTTTCAGATGAAAGTTCGTATAATCCATCTTTTTCAAAATATACTGTAAATAAAGCAATCCAACAGACATACTTATCTGGAATTAATCCATCAAATACCCCGAAGTATTTAATGTATTACGATGAGTTTGGAACTATTATGCGTGAATGTGCTTATTTCAATATTCGTTATGACAAGGCATATCCTGCAATTTATTCTAAGATTTCTCCAACCTTCAATAATTTACAGGGATATGCAATTTCTGGCTTCTTGCCAAATGCCTATGGTGCAGAATTTATGGTGTTCAACATTACAGATTCAGCATTAAATTTGGATGAAACAAGTGGAAATTATTTAAGAATTCAAGGACTAACATTTACACAGCAATCGGAACATGACCTAACTGTTGACGAATATTTTTCTAAGAACAGTGATTACTCAAGCCCTCAATTGAATAGCACTGGAGTACTAAATCCACCATCAGTATATGATAAACAATTTATTGATATACAAAATAGTAGAAATACTTATGGTAAAAAAGACTTTACACTAAATGGTGTATATATTCAAAATCTTGATACAGCAAATAAACTTATGGAGTGGATGGTTAATAAAGTAATGAAGCAACGAAAGTCAGTTGGTGTAACTATTTTTGCTAATCCAATGATTCAATTGGGAGATATTGTTAAAATTGATTATGTGGATAATAGTGGTTATCGTCAAATTGCAGATGCAGATGCTAGGTTTATAGTATATAATATTGAATATAAACGTACAAGTGATGGACCAACTATGGACATTTATTTAAGTGAGGTAATATAATGACTAAACCAAAATCTAAACCAGACCCAGTGCCAAAGTTAGTCACATATGGTGCACCAGAAGCAATCAAAATTGCGACATCTAATTTATTTGTAGAAAAAGATTCTTTAGATGTTGACTATATGACAGGATTAATCTTTGAAGATATTGGCGGTATGGAATTAAGCAATATAGTCAGATATGATGAAATTAATACTACAGAAACCGCATATAGTTTAGTATCAAATACAAGTAGAGTTTCAGAACAAATTAACTTAGATTTTAATTTTCCACCACAAAATGATAACTCTATTGATTTAAATGATTATGTAAACAAAGATTTTTTATCTAATGTTAATGTTTTGGCAGTAGACCAAAAGTACTATGCTGCTGGAGGAACAGCATCATATAAGATATTTTATGTAGACAGGGATTTATCTGGATATGATATTGCTAGTAATATTAAAGTAACTACATCTGGAATTGGAACGGTCAATGGTGTTAATTTTAATTTAACAAATGTCAAAGTAATTGAAACTGGAAATGGATATTTTAAAACAAATGGTTCTGGTACATACACTTCACCTACAAGACAAAATATATCTGGAGGAACAGCACAATTTTCAGACTATGTTCCAGTATATTATGAATCATCCTTATATGATAACGGTATTTTTAATGAAAATTACTCTAATATTACTATAGAAATATATAACAATTATGAACAATATCAAGTAGAAGTGGAATTTGTAGAGTATGATGACAAGAAAGATGCCGAAACATGATAGAATGGTATTGGTGAAAATATGATTACAAATTTTGGTAAGAACGTAATATCTAAGTATTTGCTTGGTCAAATAGATAGTTATGCTAACTATATTGCTATTGGTACTGCAGGTGTTTCTGCATCTACAGGTCAACAATCATTAAATTTTGAGGCAGCAAGATATCCAGTAATATCAAAAGGACTGTCTGTAGACTCAAGCAGCAATAGACAACTAGTGTTTACAGCACAGATTGATACTTTAGACAGATTTGATATTACCGAAATTGGTCTATATCCTGCAGCATATGATTCATTACTTTCAAATTCTGTTGGAAGCAAAACCCTTCTCGATTTTTCTATCAACGAATTGTGGTCGTATAATGACGCATCAACATACAATTCACCACTGACCTTTATTTCAAATCCATTAGACTATGGAAATACTACTAATATTTTAGACCCACAAACAGACACTTCTGTAACCCCAAATGTTACACTAAAGTCCTACTCATTTGATGTAAATAACTCATTTTTTACAACAACAAGAATTGCTAGAAAAGAAAGACCAAGAATATTAGACAGTGCATTTTTAATTCTTGGAGATATGTCTACAACCTATAATACTGGAAAGTATGTAGAATTAACTGGATTTAGCAATGCTACTGATTTAGATAATGCATCAGCATCAACAGATGAATTGAGAGTAGCATTTACTGTAATAAATGCGGATACAGCAACCACTGCTCCAGCCAGCGGTGTACAATTCACCATTAGATTTATGACTAATGATGGACAAACTTATAGAGACTATGTTTTTGATACAGCAAATTCTATAAATACTAACACTACTTGGACAATTGCTTTGGGTGCATCATCTCGCTATGTTGTTGGTAAACAGACATTGGATAGTGGTACATCGGTTGGTGATTTTAAATGGTCAGCAGTAAACACTGTAAGAATTTATGCTAAAGCAACAAGTGTTAACTATGCAGTCATATTTGATGCATTAAGATTTGAAAACAATTCGACAACAAATCCGTTATATGGTCTGATTGGCTATTCCGTTCCATCCGCAAATATTATAAAAGCCAGCGATACATCTGGTCTTGTAGAATTTAGATTTAATCTTGGGGTATCATAATGATTGAAAAAGTTTTAATACCATTAGAAAATGTTTCATTTCGTGGAGCAGATAATAAAGTAAGATTAAGATATAGATTGGTATCAAAAGATAAAAATGAATTTTCTCAGTGGTCTCCAATTTACACTATAAATCCATCCGAACTTGGAGATTCTTCTGTTGGAGACAACACAACAAATCCAATTTTATATTCTGGTTGGGACCCAACATCATCAGTAGATTCTGAAAATGTTAATATTAAATTAGATAGTGGTTGGGTAAATGATAAAAAAATGATTCCATGCAAAAATTTTGATGTTTTTATTAGTTGGGCTTATGCAACTTCGCCATTATTAACTGTAAAAAATTGGGGATATGAAATTTGTAAAAGTGCTAAAATATTATCTACAGGAATCACCACTGACTTTACTAGTGGTATACTATACTCGGAATATTATAGTTATGCAACAGTTACAGATATTCCAACAAAAGACTTACAAGTTGGCGATTCAATAAAGGCTAAACCTGGAATCCCTCCAACCTCTTCTGCAACTTTTGGTGTAGAAACAACTGACACAACAATACTTAAAATTTTAAGTGAATCATCAATCTTAATTAAAACAACAGCATATAGTTTACCAGCATCATCAAGTATTGTAGCAGGAGATGTTGGGAATGTTGTAAAATATGGAAGTACTACTCCACAATACACATATGCTGGAACATCTAATTCTGGTCAATTTTCTATCAATATTCCAACACAAATATATTCAACAAATAAAGTTGTTCAATATATTTATAAAATAACTCCAGCAACTAAACCACCAACATTAAATTATATATACACATCTAGTGTTTTAACAACCACACCAGTAATTACAACAACTGCTACAACAAATACTGTAGATGCCATAATTGATGGCGGAAGTCCAAGTTAGTGGTATAATAGATATATGGCTACCGTACCTACACTACCACAACTGGGACAACCAATAGATGTCCAGTATTTATATGACATTGTTCAATCACTTATTAGCATTAATAGTGAGTTGGCAAGAAAAACCTCTGCTACCGCCTACATTGATAATGGGCTAGACAAGGATGCTACAAAGAAAACTTCAGACTTATCAGTATCCGCAAGCACTACAAGCGTCACAACAAACCAAAAGGTTACCGTAAATCAATCAATCACAAAAGTTATTCCTTTTCAAATTTCCTTTAAATTCCCACCAGTTGTAACTCTAACACCAGTTTCAAAAAATAGTGCTAACATAACCACAATCATTAATACAATTGATAGTAAGTCTGTTACCTGTACTCTAATTTTTAATCAAGCAGGAACAGCAACAGTTGACCTGAATGTTATTGCTATTGGCATTCCATCTGAATAGGATACTATGGCTGCTTTAACAATGGAAGAATATAACACTGCCCCTGTTATTCCAGGTAGCAAAAAGGTTTGGTTTTTAAATGGCAACCTTGTCCGTGTATATCATATGAACAATTCTAATGGCATAATGTCTGTTTATAATATTACACTTGACCAGATTGAAAGTTGTTTAATTAGTGATTTTAAAAAGAATAGACAAAGAGCCTATACCGTAGGAGAGGCTGCAAGCCTCGTAAACAGGCATAAAAAGTATATGCCAGCATTAATGCTAAAAGGTGTTATTCCCTTCCCTATGGGGTCACAGAAGGGCGGAGAAAGGGGCTGGCAGGTCCGTTCCTACTACTCCGAATCACAAGTTAGGGAAATTCGTGATATACTGGCTTCTTACCACCACGGTAGACCAAGAAAAGATAAATTAATAACCAATGATGTTACCCCTACAAAACAGGAGTTGACAAGACGTATGGGGGATGGTATACTGGTGTATACAAAGACCGAAGATGGCAGATTTGTGCCTATTTGGAATGAATCTATTTAGTTCTTGAAAGGAACACAGGGTATGAATAATGATGACACTAAGGTTACAGTTGGGCTAGGCTATACGCTCAATTTAGGCAATTTCCAGTCATTGCGTATTGACCTATCTGTATCAGATAACAAGCGTGATGGTGAAAACACAAACGATGCATTTGAACGTGTATATGCATTCGTTGAAGCAAAATTGGCAGAAAAGGTCAAAGAATCTTTAGACGAGGCTGACAATAAATAATGGCTGACCGCAAAGACCGCATGGCTTTGCTTAGTCGTTACAGTAAACTCCATACTGCAAAGTACGAAGAAAAGCCTTCCATAAATCTAAATGTAGAGCAATGGGCTGCAGATGCACTCATTGAATCTTATGGCATACACGAGTGTTATGATTTATTGCAATATTATTTTGATGTAGCAGAAAATCCATCATGGAAATATTTTGCAAACTATGCAGACCATATTATTTTCAAGCGTAAACAAATACAAGAAGACTTAAAAGAACGTGCAGAACGTAGACAAAAGGCGAAAGAGTGGTTAAGTGAATAATACAGAATCAAAACTAATTTCTGCGGTACTAGCAGACAAGCAGGTGCATGTCCTGCTACAAGCAAATGTGGACAATATCCTGAGAACTCATAATGATATTTGGACTTTCATTCGTAACTATTCAGAAGCCAATGGAACAGTTCCACCAATATCTTTGGTTGTAGATAAGTTCCGTGACTTTACTCCAGTTGATGGAGTAGGTGCAACTAAGTATCATCTGGAAGAATTACAGGCAGAGTTTCTAAATGATAGTCTCAAAGATGTTCTTAGAACAACCGCTTCGGATGTTCAGGCAGGTCAAGGCACAAAGGCACTAGAAGATTTAATTCAAAAAACATCAGAACTAAAAAAGAATACAGCAGTTATCCGTGACATTGATGCCACTGATATTGATTCTGCTGTTGCATACTTTGAAAATTTGGCTAGACAGCAAGCACTTGGTTCAATTGGTATTAAAACTGGTTTGCCAGGATTTGACAATTATCTTCCTGCTGGCATTACCCCAGGACAGTTGGGTGTGTTCCTTGCTTATCCAGGAATTGGTAAATCATGGTTTGCTCTTTATATGGCTGTACAAGCATGGAAGCAAGGTAAGTCACCACTAATCATTTCACTAGAAATGTCAGAAACAGAAGTTCGTAACCGTGTATTTGCCATTATGGGCGAAGGTCTTTGGTCACATCGTAAACTTAGCAATGGTCAAGTTGAAATTGATGACCTAAAGCGTTGGCATGCAAAAGAACTTGCTGGTAAACCAGAGTTCCATATCATTTCTAATGATAATGGTGGAGAAGTTACACCATCAGTTATTCGTGGTAAGATTGACCAATATAAGCCTGACCTAGTAATCGTAGACTACCTACAGTTGATGTCTCCAAACCAGAAGTCTGATAATGAAACTGTTCGTATGAAAAACCTTTCTCGTGAACTTAAATTGATGGCTATTTCAGAAGAGATGCCTATTATTGCTATCTCGTCTGCTACCCCAGATGATGTTACTAAGTTGGATACAGTTCCTACTTTGGGGCAAACAGCATGGTCACGTCAGATTGCCTACGATGCTGACTGGGTACTTGCTTTAGGTCGTGCCACTAACTCTGATATCTTGGAATGTGTATTCCGTAAGAACCGTAATGGCTTTATGGGCGAGTTCTTGGTTCAGGTTGATTTTGACAAGGGTTACTATCGTTATAAGGATTTTGAAGATAACTAGTTATAATAGAGTGTGGAGAATATATATCACAGACCTATTAAGAACTTTACCTTTGACGGTATCATTAAGAATGATGCCGCTATTGGTAGACTTCGCTTAGAACTTGTGAGACTCAAAGCACTTGAGATGTGTGAACTGGGATATGTGCCAAGACTTGACATAGACCCACAGTTTACGATAAAATATAATAACGAAAAAGATTACTACGAATTTACATTAACAGTATATGGAACTTACATAGGAAAGAATAAAGCATTATGGACACTAGGCATAGACGGAACACAAATGGTTCCTACTCAAAAGAACAAATTAAGCGAGTTATCGCAGGGTCAGGCATCACAATCGAATCGGAAGTAGATTCTGACTACATTATATTCTGCCCATTCCATAATAACTATCGCTCACCTGCTGGTGAAGTAGACAAAAGTTCTGGACTATTCTTTTGTTTTTCTTGTCAGCATGTTTGTGACCTCGTTGCTTTAATTATGCATACATCTGGTCGTAGTTATTTTGAATCTGTTCGCTATATTAAGTCTAAAGAAACTGAAATTGATTTGTCTTTTCAGATTAATCAAACACTTGTAGAGAAACCAGATTATGTTCCGTATGACGAGTTGCAAATTAAGAGATTAAATCAACAGGCACTAGAATCGCCTAGAGCAACCAGATATTATGATGGTAGATTAATCAATGAAACATCCATTAAGAAATTTCAACTTGGTTTTTCTGAGAAACAAGATATGGTAACTATACCAGTTCATTCACCAGATGGAATTACAGTTGGCTTTGTTGGTCGCTCAATCGAGGGTAAAGAATTTAAGAATACTCCAGGACTACCAAAGGCAAAAACACTATTCAATTTACATCGTGTTAAGACTGCTGGAAAAGTCTATGTAGTTGAATCATCATTTGATGCTATCCGTTTAGACCAATGTG